AGGTAAATACTTTAATCCAGAACAAGTTACTAAAATGAAACAACTGGTAAATGAGGGCATGGGAGTAATGCAAGAAGTTGAGCATCTAAATGAAGGACTCAACGATACTGTAAAAGCAATCGCAGAAGAACTTGAAATCAAGCCTTCAATTCTAAAGAAAGCAATCAGAATTGCTCATAAGAGCAAACTAACTGATGTAAATGCTGACCATGAACAACTAAACGATATCTTGGAGACTGTTGGCAGAACTCTTTAATGCCAAGGCTAGTCACGTTTGGATGTTCATTTACATATGGTCACAGTTTACCTGACTGTTATATAGGAAATGGACGTCCTGGTGATTCACCTAGTAAGTTTGCTTGGCCAAATCTATTAGCAGAAAAGTTAGATTATGATTGTTTAAATTTATCTGCATGTGGTTCGGGCAATTATCAAATTTTACTAGATATTTTACGAACCAAGTTTAAACAAGATGATTTAGTTGTAATAGGATATTCATATTTTGATAGATATGAAAATTACCTAATGACTAATAAAATTGATGCAGGTTTTCAGATATCATCAAAGTCTAAAGAACTTCATCATAGAATAGAAATCAATAAAGTTATGTTAGGTGAGACAAGTGAAGAACAAAAGTTCTGGAATAATTGGTTATCCATACAACATGCAGAAATGATATTAAACTCTAAAAATATAAAAAATTATTCGTTTCTTAATGTGCCAGAAATAGCACAAGAAATAAAACCCGACTTGATCGAAATGCAAAACTTTATCGATCATATCAAATTGACATTTAAGGATTATGCTTTGGACAATGAACACCCAGGAATTGAGACTCATCGGTTGCAATCAGAACAACTTTATAGTATAATAGCACTATGAGTTATGTCGATGCAATACACGATAAGTCTGCGGACAGAATTCATGTAGTAGAACGTAGTCCTGAGGGCAAGAGGGTATTCAAAGAATATCCTACTAATTATGTTCTCTATTACGAAGAACCTAAAGGTAAACATCGTTCATTGTATGGGACTTCGGTGACTAAGTTTGCATCGAGAAGACAACAAGAATGGGAGAAAGAGAAACGCATTCATAGCAAGAAACGTTTGTTTGAATCTGATATTCCTATCGTCTTTAGATGTCTTAGTGAGAACTATCTAAAGATTGAGGCTCCGAAACTACATACATGCTTCTTTGATATTGAGGTTGACTTTGATCCAGCAAGAGGATTCTCTCCTCCAAGTGATCCGTTTAATCCAGTAACCGCTGTTAGTCTATACTTAGATTGGCTAGATCAATTAGTATGTTTAGCAGTTCCACCTTCGCATATGACATATGAGACTGCACAAGAAGCAATTGCAGACTTCCCTGATACGATGTTATTCAGAACAGAGAAAGAATTATTTGATGCATTCTTTTCTTTAATTGAAGATGCAGATGTTTTGTCAGGTTGGAACTCAGAAGGATATGATATACCTTACATGGTCAATCGTGTAACACAGGTGATGTCTAAAGATGATACACGCAAATTCTGTTTATTAGGTCAGTATCCTAAGAAAAGAAAGTATGAAAGATTTGGTAAAGAAGAAGAAACGTTTGACTTAGTTGGTCGTATTCACTTAGACTATCTACAACTTTATAAGAAGTATAATTACGAATCTCGTCACAGTTATAAACTAGATGCGATTGGTGAGTTAGAAGTAGGTGAAAAGAAAACTGAGTATGAAGGTTCTTTAGATCAGTTATATAACAAAGACTTTAAGAAGTTCATTGAGTATAACAGACAGGATACAATGCTACTCAAAAAACTAGATGATAAGTTGCAGTTCTTAGAACTGGCTAATCAACTAGCACATGAGAATACTGTGTTGCTTCCGACTGTCATGGGTTCTGTTGCTATGATTGAAATGGCTATAATGAACGAAGCACATGAACGTGGGATGGTTGTTCCAAATAAGATAAGACAGAACATTAATACAATTAGTGAAGGACAAGCGGCAGGTGCTTATGTAATGAATCCTAAGAAAGGATTACATGAATGGATAGGCTCTATCGATATTAATTCACTATATCCTTCTACTATTCGTGCATTGAATATGGCTCCTGAGACTATCGTAGGACAAGTCAGACAGACTCTTACTGAACAATATATGCAAGAGAAAGGACTAGAACTGGCTAAGAAGAAGCCTAGATATAAAGAGGGCGATGCTCCAGTAGAAGGACCTGTGTTGTGGGAAGGGTTGTTTAGTTCACTAGAATATACTGCTATTCTTAATCAAGAACGTGGCACAATATTAACAGTCGATTACGAAGACGGTAGAGAAGATCAAATGAGTGCGGCAGAAGTATGGAAGATGATATTTGATTCTAGCAATCCTTTCGTTCTTAGTGCTAATGGTACAATCTTTAGATCAGATACAGAAGGCGTGATTCCAGGACTGTTATCTAAATGGTATTCTGATCGTAAAGTAATGCAGAAGAAATTGCGAGAGGCTACAACAAAAGCAGACATAGACTATTGGGATAAACGTCAATTAGTTCGTAAAATTTTGCTTAACTCTGCATATGGTGCACTCTTAAATGAGTATTGTCGTTTTTATGATAAACGTATAGGACAATCTGTGACGTTAACAGGGCGAAGTGTGACAAAACATATGTCTGCATTCGTTAACGAGATAATGACTGGGGTATATGATCACACAGGCGAAGCAATGATCTATGGTGATACTGACTCTTGTTATTTTTCTGCTTGGCCTCTGCTTGTAGATGATCTTCCAGAAGATATGGAATTAGAAGACAAGAAACAAACGTTTATTGATTTGTATGAAAGTATGTCTGATCAATGTAACATATCGTTTCCGGGCTTTATGGAAAAAGCATTTCATTGTCCGCGTGAGAAAGGATTAATCATCAAAGGTGGTAGAGAAGTCTGTGGTGATAGAGGCTTGTTCATCACTAAGAAAAGATATGCAATTAATATCTATGATGCTGAAAACAAACGTACTGATGAAAATGGTGCGATGAAAGTTAAAGCAATGGGACTCGATCTCAAACGAGCAGATACTCCTAAGTATGTACAAAACTTCTTAATGGAAGTTTTAGAAATGGCCCTTTCAGGAAAAGGTCGTGAGGAAATCATTGAGAAGATTAAAGAGTTTAAAATCGTGTTGGGAAAACAAGATTCTTGGACGAAGGGTTCTCCTAAGTCTGTTAACAAACTTACTTCTTATACACAGTTAGAAGAGAAATCTAAGACTGGTCGAGCAAACATGCCGGGTCATGTCAGAGCGGCAATGAACTGGAACACACTTAAAAGAATACATGGTGATAATTACTCTATGGAGATCATGGATGGTTTCAAAGTCGTAGTGTGCAAACTTAAAACTAATGCTTTAAGTTATACAAGTATTGCGTATCCTACTGATCAACTCAGACTTCCTAATTGGTTTAAAGAACTTCCATTTGATGATAATTTAATGGAGTCTACTCTTGTAGATGAAAAGATTAGCAACTTATTAGGAGTTCTTAAATGGGACCTAAGAGCAAATACAGACACTAATTCAACATTTGATGAGTTATTCAGTTTTGGGTAAAAAGAATGCCCAAAGCACTTGCATTACGCAAAGAACCTAGATATAATAACAGTTATATCTACCTAAATACATTACGAGGAATATAAATGAAAGATAACTTATTAGACATCATCGGTTACACGCATAGTCTAGGCATCATTGATCTTGTTAAGATCGTGGGAACTGATACTGAAACAGAAATTCATGCAATTGCAGAGGATAAATCTGTCATTGTAACAGGCAAAGTTAAAGCACCTGTTGCTGATTTCATCGGTACATTCGGTATGCCGAATCTGACTAAACTAAAAACTATTCTTAGTTTTGATGTTTACAATGATGAGAGTGCAGAAATCTCTGTGACTAAAGCAAACAAAGATGGTAATGAAGTACCTAGTGCAATGCACTTTGCAACTAAGCAAGGTGACTTTATCAATGACTATCGTTTAA